TCGTTTATCCACACACAAGGTCTAACTATACCTTTAGAAGTAATGTAGAGTTGATCTCCATTTGCACATTTTGGATTTATATCAATTTGCCACTGTTTCATTATATAAAAAATTATAAGCTTTTCTTATAAATATTTATAAGGAGTAATGTGTAATGGAAGATGATAGACGTACAAGAATAATGAATATGTTTTATGATTGGACTCAAGAGAGAGAAATCATGTACAAAATTCAACAATGCCAAAGAAATTGGGATTACTCTAAGTGGGATTCTTCTGTAGATACTTTTCAAGAAATGATTAACGAGTTGTTATGGACTGCAGAGCAAGCACCTTCTAAACAACATGAAGGTAATTATGATTTGTATTACACAGCTGATAGAGATGTTATTCAAGAGATTTCTAGATATACATGGGGCAATACAAACAGAAGAGAACCTCCTTCCAACTGGCGCAACGCTCAATCAAATGCAAGCCTATACATTATATGGGTAGCTAAGTACCCAGAGACAGAAAGAAATTGCAACGCTGATGGTACTATAAAGAAGAATGGTCACCATGAAAGGTGGCTTAATGGTTATGTTAGTATAGGTATTTCTATAGGGTTAACTATGAGAGCTGCGGCTAAAATGGGTTTAGCTACAGGTTGTAATAAAAATCATAATGATATTAATGGTAATGATTTTTGGGGCAAACGTTTAGGTATTATGGATGAGATTAAAGCAGGTACTAAAAAAATTACATATGGTTTGGGAGTAGGTTTCCCTCAAGAAGGTAGACCAAGATGGGAACAAGATGAAACAGAAATTATGATTGGCGCATCTAACGGAAGTAAAATTACTTTAAATGATCAAACTAATCATCCTAGAACAGGTCACCCAATGCGTAAAGCAAAGATAGTTGATATTAGGACTACAGATAAAGCTGTAGACCCGTATGGTGTTACTCACATGATTCCTGATATGTCAAAAGCTGCAGTGAATTCTTTTCAACCCAAAGGTATAAAAATTATAGAAATTATATGATAAACATTGTGTGTACAAGTAAGCCGTGTGATGGTTTACTTTATTATAGTTATGAATATTGTTGTTATTTAAATTCTATTGGTGTAATTACTGATTTAATAATTATTACTCATCCAAGATTTTTAAAAGAGGACTATTTTGATGCTATTACAAATAAGTATGGTACAATCGAAAATGTTATCTTTAACGACTTTACAAGAACATCTCCCACTTTAGTTTTAGGTCGTAGCATGATTACTCTACCTTACATAGATAGAGAATCATATTCTATGGATCAGTTACTTACTTTACACCTGCTCTTTAAAAATAAAATTATTGCTGTTTATTCTGAAAATCATACTATAGAATATTTAAACGCTTTAAATTATTTTTACCCAGAAGAAGTTATAGATTTATGTGACTATGATATTTACCCTCACGGTGAAGGAGCGCATTTTGAAAAAAAGATTTGGTTTGATGTTTTTAAACCTATAGAAAGAAACGAATCTTTTAAGTACCTTTTTAACGGTACAAATAATGATTATTACAAAGCAGCTAGATCGGTTATTAGCAAATATAAAAATCACGGTATTATGATTTATGATATAGGAAGTATAGACACTAGATACAATAATATAATAGTACCTGTAGATAATTTAATGGGCATTTTTGATACTTACGTATACACCAAAAAGAAAATAGATCCTGCTCCTAGATTAATTCAAGAGTGCAAATACTATAATAAAAAAATAATTTTTGAAAACACTAATATTGGAGCTGAAGTTTATATGAAAAGAGATCTTTCTAATCCTAATGTGGAGCCTATTTTAAATGCAATATAATGGATGGGATAGAGAATATTTAGAAAATAAAGAATCTTATTATAAACTATTTGATAAGATAATGCAACAAGATAATGAAAAAAATGTAGAGTTTTTAGAAAAGAAAGTAGCATTACTAGCAAATAGAGAATATGGAGTAGCTGTTAATAGTGCTACTGATGCTTTATATTTTTCTCTTATGAGCTATAACATTGGCACAGGCGATGAAGTCTTAGTAAGTGACTTTTCTTGGATATCTTCTGCCTCAAGTATAAGTATGACAGGAGCCTCTCCAGTTTTTTGTGATATAGATCTAGAATCATATCATATTTCTTTTGAAGAAATTAAAAAGAAAACTACTAGTAAAACTAAAGCTATTATTTACACACATTTGTTTGGTAACATGGTTGATGTTAGTCACATATTAGACTACTGTAAAGATAATAATATAATTTTTATAGAAGATGCAGCACAATCATTAGGTTCTAGTTTGAATGGTATTGTAGCAGGGTCAATAGGTGATGTTAGTTCTTTTAGCTTTAATAATAATAAAGTAATAGCTGGTATATCTGGTGGTGGTATTGTAGTAACAGATAATAAAGACGTCGCTAGCTACATTAAAAAAATTAGAAGGCATGGTAAAGATAAAGATTTTGAAATGTTAGGTTACAATTCAAAAATGTTTTACTTTAATGCTGCAGTAATAGATTTTAGATTAGATAAACTTAAAGAGTGGCAATTAAAAAGACAAGATATAGCAAGACGTTATAATGACGAATTTGTTGATTTACCAATCCATATTCAGATAGCTACTAACGGTTTAAATCATAATTATCACAAATATGTTGTAAGATTTGAAGATGAAACTTCTAGAAATTTAGCTAAAGAAAAACTTAGTGCTAGTGTTCATTACGACAGAACTATATCAGAAAATTCTATGTATAAAGGCGCAGGCTGTGTTAATGCTAAACAAGTTAGCAGAACAGTATTGTCTCTACCTATTCATCCCTGGCTACAAAAAGAAGAAATAGAAAAAATTATTAACGTTATGTGGTTAGTTTCCTAATGAGTTATACTTTTAATCTTTTAGAATCTAGACATCATGTTAAAGATTATACAGATGTTATTCCAGATAAAGTCCTATTAGAAGAAGCTTTATGGTGTGCATGGAAAACAACTCCTTCGAAGAACAATGCAATGCCTTGGAAAGTATTTGTATATGGTCCAGATAAAATAGAAGAAAAAATTAAAGTATGGAAAATAGTACATGGCAATCATATGAGAAGAGAAGTAAAAGCACTTGAAGAAGGAGAAGCTACAACTACAGAAAAAGGAAGAATAAATCCTTTTTATTCTCATATTAAAGATAACCCATATCTTATTTGTGTTCATGCACAACCTAGAAATCCTAACAAATATTATGAACAAAAAGTAAGACTAGGAATGTATTTTGATCAAGCATGGGAAAGTCAAGTAGATAATTTTATAGATACATCTGCTATAGAAGTTGGTATGTTTATACAAAATTTATCTTCCTATTTACTAGAAAAAAATATAGACGTTTCTTATACATCTTGTTTTTATAGAGATATTAAAAAATGGCATGAGTATGGTTTAACTTACTCTAACTTTAGACCTATAATACTAATGTCATGTGGATATAAAAAAGTATTTCGAAATGAGATAATTAAAGAATGGGGTAGTGATAAAGAAGATATTAAGCCTAATTATAAAGATATAGTAGAATGGATTTAAAATGTTTAATGTAATGGATAAATGGAGATATGTACATAAATTCAAATCAGGTAAAAATATTAATTATGAAGACTTAAAAGAAGTGTTGTGGCAAGCTTGGAAAACTACCCCGTCTAAAAACAGTTTTATGCCTTACAGTATTCACGTTATAGGTCCTAATCAACCTGAACTTAAACAAATAGTCTATAACACAGCAGCTGAAAAAGAATTTTTATCTAACAAAAGAAATAGTTTACACGAAAATGAATGGCCAGTAAATGTATGTAAAGAAACGATACTTAATGCTGAGTATGTTATTGTATTTACATCTAGACTAGAAGATGAACCTAGCTTATGGCAGTTACATTTACATAGAGGTGGTTGTTACATGGATGCTTGGTCTATATATGAAGACAATATTGAAGATTATCTGTCTACTATCTACGTTGAAGTAGGTTTATTTGCACGAGCAGTTAATGCCTTACTTTTAAATAAAGGTATAGATTCTAATTATATTATCTCTTTTGATAAGAAATCAAAACAATGGAACAAATTACCGTTTATTAAAATGGAACCTTGTTTAATAATGCCCGTTGGTGTAGGCGAAGTGTTTCGCAGAGATGAAATGAGTGAGTTGCATTCAGAATGGGATGTTAAACCCGACTTCGAAAGAATTGTTAATTTTCATGTATAAAAATATTCGCCAATTAAACGAAGAAGGATATTTAGGTATTGATTTTTATCTATCAAAATCATGTAACAAGTCTTGTCACTATTGCACTGCATGGACTTTAGATATGCGTAATCTAGACGTTGATATGGACTTTACAAGAAAAACTTTAGAGTACTTATCACCATACAAAGCTAGAATTCAATTGTTGGGAGGTGAACCAGGTTTAATTAAAAACCTAGATGAAGTTTTAAACGAAATAAAAAAGCATAAGAATTTAGTACCTTCTGTACTTTCTAATTCCTTTGTAAGAAAAAGATACCCTCACATCTTAGAAGATCCAAGTATTATATATCAAGAACATTTAGTGTTAGATTTTTATGAAGATAAAATAGAAAAGTTGGGTAACTTTAACTTCTTTGAAGAGAATGAAAATAATAATTATAATGTTATTATTATGACACCAAATTATTTTAAGTATAGAATAAATCATGACCTTTCTATTTTAGACCATACTAACACTCAGTTTAAGCAGTTTAATTCAAGAGCGCCTGATTATAATTTTATAGATCAAGCGCCTGAATTTGATAGAAGAATATGTGCAGCGTTTCCAAAAGTACCTGTAGTAGATTTTGAATTACAAAAAATTAGACATTGTAGTAAAAAAGTTATTAATGGTTCGCGACAGTTTGAGGTTACAAAAGAAAATATAGATAAAATGATGAACTTTGAATTGTTTGAGTTTGAAGAATATTGTAAGAAATGTACAGAGCACATTGAAAAAAGATCTCAAGATCATATACTTAATGTAATGGCAGCGGGTAATGTTTAGTGTAGCATTAGGTCCTCATGACCACAATACATATGACGGTGTCTTTCATAACCAATTAGAAAGACATAATAGAATAAAACATAGCTTTGGTCAGACAAAATACTTTTACGATAAGTATTTTAAGCCAGAAGAACATGATATGTTTTTGTTTACTACTACCGTTGGTGGTATTGAACAGTCAAATTTTAATCATAAAGCTCTATCTTTTAAACCTAATCACTTATGGGATTATTGGTTAGAAGGTAATACATATTATATAGATCACCATCAATCTCATGCAGCTTATGCTTTTTTAAGTTCTGGTTTTTTAGAATCAGATATACTTGCTATTGATGGCAGAGGGTTAAACTACAATTGTATATTCATTGATAAAGATGGAAAAATTACTGATCTGTCAGATAAAATTAAAATAGGTTTACAATGGAATCATTTTTCTAAATTATTAGGTTTTAGTGATCTAGGAGCTGGTAAGCTTATGGGGTTATCAGCTTATGGTGAATATAATATTGCAGTACACCTTGCTTTAGAAAATATGCAATACGATTTTATTATGAATTCTAAAAAAGAAGACATAGCTTATACATTACAGCAGCACACTTTAGAACTAATAGAAAGATATGTACACACTTTAAAAACTAGTGATAATATATGCATAGCTGGTGGTGTTGCTTACAATGGTTATATGAACGAAGAATTTACTAAACTATATAAAAACGTACATGTTCCTCCAGCTGTAGGTGATGAAGGACAATCTATTGGTACATATATGCATGCAGATTTTACACTGAATAAAAACATTCACATACCTAACGTTTACAGTGGTAAAGAATATAGTTATGAAGGTAATAATTTAGATTTATCTTTTATTGCTAAATCTATTTCAAAAGGTAAAATTGTAGGGTGGTTTCAAGGTAAGTCTGAAAGTGGTAACAGAGCTTTAGGTAATAGAAGCATACTAGCTGATCCAAGAAACTCAAACATTAAAAATATTATTAATAGTACAATTAAGAAAAGAGAAGACTTTAGACCTTTTGCTCCTTCAGTATTAGAAGAAAATTATAAAGAGTATTTTGATACTAATCAACCTAGCCCTTATATGTCTCGTATTGTACCAGTTAAGTCTAAATTAATTCCAGGTGTAACCCATATTGATAATACAGCTCGTATTCAAACAGTTACTAAAAATCAAAACGAAAAATATTTTAATTTAATAAAAGAGTTTGCTAAAGTAACAAATATTCCTATGTTGCTTAATACAAGTTTTAACTGTCAAGAACCTATAGTAGAAACACCAGAAGAAGCAATAAACACTTTTAATAATACAGCTTTAGATATTCTAGTTATTAATAATAAAATGATAGTAAAATGATTAACATAGTATGTGTAAAATGGGGTGATAAATTTCACAATGATCATGTTAATAGATTATATGACATGGTTAAGAAAAATTTTACTTTAAAATACAACTTTATATGTTTTACTGATAACGCTAATGATCTAAACAGAAATATAATTATTGAACCTCTATTAGGAAACGAATTAGATAAATGGTGGTGGAAGTTATTTTTATTTAAAAACCCAACTAATATTCCTACAATTTATTTTGATTTAGATGTAGTAATACAAAACAACTTTGATCACTTTGTTTTTTATGCTAAGAAAGATATTATTACAACAATAGATTGTATATGGAAGCCTCATAAAAGAAATATGAAACCTGAACCTCCTAATTATGATATGAGCTTAAATTCTTCTATTATGATATGGAAAGGAGATTTATTTAATGTGTGGTGGCATTTTTATTCCGACAGTAATTATTATATGTTAAAATATAAAGGTATAGATTCTTATCTTTACTTTAATCATTATGATAAGATAGATTGGTTACCTTCTAAAGAAGTTTATTCTAGAAAATATGGTATAGATGAATATAATTATTACATAGATGGTCAAGATTTTAAAGATTTTTTCTATAGTGACTCTCACACTGTTTGCATTTTTAACGGATGGAACAAACCTACTAAATGGACAGTTTTAGATAACAAAGGCTATGAAGGTTATGAAAAGTATTGGGATTAAAGTCTTCCGTAATATGTTGGAAGAAGGTAGAAATAATTACGATTTATTAGATTCACTTAGCCCTAACCAATTTAATGCTAAGCTTGCTTTAGTTGACAATATAAAAAAACTTAATATACTAACTAAAGAATCTAAGATTGTTATTTTTGGCTCTTGGTATGGTAGTATACTAGTTCCGGCTTTTTATAAAGACGTTAAAAAAATTATTTTAGTTGATATGGATAGTAAAGTTATTGATATAGCTAAGAACAGATTATTTAACCATCTAACTAATATAGAGTACTTTGTATCAGATATATTTGAAGGGTTTAAAGATCAATACTTAGACACAGATCTTTTTATAAACACTTCCTGTGAGCATATGCTTCCTATGAAAGAATGGGGCCCTTGGCCAAAATATGCTAACCCTTGGTGGGGTAGAGTTTCACCTAGTTACTTTGCTTTTCAATCAAACGATATGTTTGATATACCCACTCATATCAATTGTGTACATACTATAGAACAGTTTAAAAGCCAACTACCTTTAAATGCTTCTGTAATTCATGAAGAAGAAATAGAAGATACTAGAGGGGTTAGATTTACACTTATAGGTAAGTTATGCGAAGAGTAATATTTAGCCTATACATAGACATACCTAAAGAAAATTTAGTATCTCATTTTGAAAGTAAAAATAAGTTTGAAAAAAATTATGAGTGGCTGTTTAGTAAAAAATTTACATACGCAAAAAAATTAGGAATAGATTTTAGATTTTTCTCTTATGATGAAAAATATGAAAATTATTTAAAAGAATTTAAACAGAGTTTTCCTCAAGTTCCAGAATATAATATTGTTAATTTTTATAAAATTTTTTTAATGTATGAATTATCAAAAGAATATGATGAGATACTTTATTTAGATTTTGATGTAGTACCTTTAACTAATAAAAATTTTTTTAATGAATGGAATTTAGAAAATGGAATAGTTATTTTTTGTCCTACGGAAAGAATAGATAAAAAAGTAAATGAGTTAGATACTTTAAAATTAAACTACTCGCCTAGATCTCCTTTAGCTAAGTTTTGGACTACTAAGTGTTTGTTAATGGAAAACAATATTAAAGCAGAGCCGCAAGTCTTTAATACTGGGATTATTGGAATTAATAAAAAACATTTATTAAAATTAAACTATTTTGAAAATTTTTCTGATATACTTAACACAATATCTAATTTAATGAATGATGATTTTTACCCAAATAGTATTAGAAAACTTTTTAGTCATAATAATGAAGCTATATGGGCTTATAATACTATTGCTAAAAAAGTAAAATGGCAAGAGATAGGACCAAGCTGGCATCATTTCTTAGATAAATGGGACTATATACCTAAAGGTACTAATTTAGTACATTGTATTAATAAAAATTTTGAATATGTAAAAGAATGGTGCTCTAGGTAATATTACCTCTATCTACAATGTCCATAGCCACTCTTGTAGCATCACATATTGTAGTAGTTTTTCTTAGCTTAGCTTTCAATTCTTTTTTATCAGAATTTTTAATAGGCTCTGATTCAAAAAGAGCAAGTTTATACATAAACAATCTTTCAATATCAGAGTCGTCTCCAAACAAAATATTATCTACAAAAACTTTATAAAATCTGCTATTGATAGAATCTACATCATAAATGAGACCTCTCTTTTTAGCTATTTCAATAACGTCTTTTTCGAAAATAGTATTCTGTTCTCTTATATATTTGTAAGTTGTTTCATGTAATTCATCTTCTGACATATGAGACAAAAGTCTATTCCAAGCTGCATCACCTTCTTTAGCTTCAACTACTTCAATTTGAAATACTCCGCTTTTGTCTAGCCATTCTACTTGTGCAATACTTCTTTCGTTATTAATAAAATATGCAGTAATAAATTCAAATTCATCGTATTCTTTTATCATAATTGCCTCTAAATAATAGTTTGTCTAAGAAAATATGTATCTGCAGTAACAGCAGTACCGTTAGGAAACTCTTGAGCTCTATAATCATCTGTATTAACATATCTAGTCTGATAGTTTCCACCACCGTTTAAAATTGTGTTAATCATACCTGTACCTTGATTACTTCCTGCTCCATTAATATTGTATGAAACCTGACTACCTGATTGTGTAGCATAATATCTCATAAATTCTTGCAACAAAGTTTCAAACTGAGCATAAGTATACTCTCTAACACCTGACGTACCATCAATATATAATGGTAGGTTAAATGAACCACCATCAGTTGCTGCAGATCTATACACTAAAGAATAGTTACTAATAGTTGTAGGTTGATCTCTTGTTTCATTAATACCACCTGCAGTGTAAGCTCCTACGTTTGCTCTAGTGTCTGTAAATACAATACCTAATCCTGTATTACCTTGTGCAATATAATAAGTACCTTGAGCGTAAGTGTTAGCTATCATAGCTTGAATAGAAGGTAAAACAAAAGTATCAAAAAAATCTTGGGTGGACATTTCTCTTAACCCACTTGTACCGTCTCTATAAACAGGCAGTCCTTGAGGAGTAGATGGTGCACTTACAGATTGTATACCCATAGTAATTTTTGAGTAGCCTACAGTAACTGTTGAAACGTTTCCAGCTTCAGCTTGAGTAGGAAATCTATCTACTCTAGTGCTTCCGGCACCAGCTTTTTTTCTAGTATCGTTTATCGTACCTAAATTACCACCTGAGCTTACTACAGCTAAAGTGATTGACGGATTAAGAGCGTATTGATAGGTTGATTCAAGTTTTATATTATCAATGTCTACAGAAGACATCTCTATGAGACCGGATGTACCATCTATTTTAACTGGTGTGCGCACAGTCATAATAACTACCTTTAGTTGTTGCCTGGTTTAGGTACGTCAGCGTCCTCTTGCAATAAGTGTCCAGATATTATAGTAGAACCGGCAGCGTTTTTAACAGTAAATCTTGTAGTGTCTTCAAATCTATGACCAAAAGCATAGATATCACTATCTACATGAAGATCACCTCTTATGTATACATCATTTTCAAAAGTAGCATCGCCTTTGACTAATAAATCTGAATCAATAGTAACATTACCTTCAATAATAACATTACCTTCAAAAGTGTTACCTGAATCAGAACCTAATAAAGATGTAGAAATTAAAGCACGCCATTCACCATATAATAAATTACCATCACCATCCGAGTCTACTACAACAGCATTCTTACTTACTCTTTCATCTGAATCCATAGTTCTTATTACATCTTGGAAATCAGAATCATCCATAATAGATGTGTCTAACCAATACAGTTTACCTGATTCAGAATCTCTATTTTGAATCCAAAAATTACCAGCTGCTAAAGCTTTTTCTGGAGCTGTTGGTTTAATAGTAGGTATGTTGTTTATTTCAATAATTTGATATTCATCTCTAGGATTTCTTTGAGCAATCTTATAACCAATTTCTACTCTTCCAGAAAAATCTTTTAAATATAATTTTGATGTAACATGGCTAATTAATCTACCAGTACCAAAAGTTCTTCTAAAACCTGTTGTTGCTAAATCAAATTCAATGATAGTAGAAGCATTAGAAGAGTTTAAAGCAACAGCCGAACTCATTTCAACTCTAATTACTGGCTGGTAAAAGAAATCAATATATCTTACAAAATCAGAACTAAAGGTTAAGGAAGAAGAACTACCTGTAGTTTTATAAAAAGTAACACTATTAGCATTTGATGTTACTTGGCTGGCACCTACTTCAGCAATAGCGGCGTTTTTAATTTGAGAAATAACATCTGATATTAAACTATCTGAATCTAATACTAAAGATTTACTACTACCATTAATAGTATAACCTATTGTAGTAATATCAGAATCAAAATCAAGATCATTTATAGTAATAATAAAACCAGCGTCTTCATCAAAACTTGTAACCGTTTGACCAAAAGTATACGTATCAAACATTTGACGTTTGGTGTATAATTTTCTTGTTTCAAGGTTAATAGCAATTTCACCTTCAAGAATTTGACTTGCTAAAGGTTGACCTTCACCGTTAACACCGCTAATTCTAGATCTACGGTGCTGAACAAATCCTCTTTGTACTTGAGTATCACTATCAATCATCTACTCGTGCTCCTGGAACTAATAACTGCACCATACCAGGAAATGGTTCGTCAGTAATTAAAAGTATATTACCAGTCTGGTCAACAATAGAACCAGTAGTAACTTGTTTAAAGACTTGAGCAGGAGAAGCATCAGCAAACCCATTATAGATTTTTGGTCTACCTTGACCATCAGAATCTAAATCGGGTGAGTTAGAAAACGCTCCGTCTGAATCTCTACCAAATACTGCTTTAAGTCTTTTAAACGTATTTCTGTTTGATGCTGTTTCTGGTTGCGTGTTAATGTAGTCATATAAGAAACTATTAATTTGAATAAGAGCTTCTGAATCATACATTGAATTTGTCATTCTTCTGTATACTTGAAACACAGGTTGTGATACAGCATCATCTATATCACTTTGTTGAGTGGATGGAGCTACCGGTAAAACATATTGTCCGTTTCTTAATTCCAGCTCGCCACCTACTGTAAGGTCTGGTTTGTTCCATTCAATCCAATCACCTGCTTCAAAATTATCTTGTCTAGCATTCATAATTTGTTGAGTACTAATTAAAGTAGTTCTTCTTAACACCCAACCTTTATCTGGACCTTGATATGTAAAAATTAAAGTATTGTCTTGTGCAGTGCTAAAGTTAACAAAAGATTTACCATCATCAATATCAAATTTTTGCCACAACTTAGGATAATTTGTATTTACTTCAGAATCAAACTTAGCGTGATCAAAATTAACTCTCTTATATACCGGGTAGTGTTTTACGCCTAAATGATCAGTTAAAGCAACTGCATCTGAGTCCGGATAAAGATCTAATGATTCTGGCGTGTGAGTTTTCCATTCAGTAATTTGTGCCGCATTTCTAAACTCATAAGGTGTGGTCCATATAGATATATTTTTATGTTGCCAACTAGAAAAAGAATCTCTTACTTCAATTACGTCTCCAGCTCTAGCTAAAGGTAATACTAAGTGTATTGTTCTACCTTGAGAAACTTCTCTAAGATCAGCTGTAATTCTTTCTCCTCTAGATAAAAAATACCATTCGCTATCTCTAAAAATATCTGGAATGCCACTTGCTGTCGAATCAACAAACTCGCTCTCGCTGTCTACTCCATAACCAAAATTATTAATTGTATCTCTAGGAGTTGTAGGTCCCCCTGACTTAAAATTAACAATTGTGTATTTACCAGCTGGATGCAATTCACCTACTTTATATTCATAATCTTTAAAAGGTCTTCTGTAACCATAAAAAGCATTATTTGGATCATTACCAATTGGGTTGTCTCCAAAGTTAGAATACAAGTCAGCAAACAAGTTATTGATCTTAAGACCACCTTGTCTAGCTGAATCTCCTGTACCCGAATCTGGTGTGGTACCTAAGTTAATTAAATCTTTTGAAGCCATATTTTATTTATTACCTAAATTGTACTTAGATCTCTAACGATCTTAACTATATTACCATCAGAATCAGACATATTAAGTACGGTAGGACTAAGATTTGAATCATTACTTAATGTAGCATCTGAATCAGGTTGTGTTACATTAGCCCATCCAACCTCTGAGCCTTCAATGGGTTTTAAACCTCTAGACAATTGATACAATTCAGGTATATTGCCGTCAGAATCTTTAGCTGGCGTGCCTAAAATAACTCTAGAATCATAGATAATACTTGTTGTTACAGCAGGACCATATAACCATATTTTAGAAGTAAATTCTAAGTTCCATTCAACCATTCTTCTATCACCTACATCACCCGTCCAATCATCTGCCCAGGTAGCTGCAGTAAGAATAAAAGGCATATCGTATGTATTTGTAGGTAATGGTGTATCACTATCAGCATCTAAAGGAAAATTTCTTACCTTGACTGTATATGCAGGAGTAAAGAATGGTAAAATTTGTTCCATAATTTGCCAACCATCATTTAAATTTTTTGTAGTTACATACATTGTAAAATCTAAATTGTATGGTGTTGGGGAATGAACTCTTTGTCTTGGTAGAGATAAACTATCCGGTGTTCTTATAATAGATTGTTTATTAGTTATTTTTCTATCGGTATCATAATTCATAGCAACAATCTCATATGAGATTCTAGGCAGCAATTTTTCAAACATTTCTTCTTCACGTTTAAATTGCTTTTGTGCTTCTAACCATTTTACTCTTGGGCCATAAGAAATAGGAACAGGAAGAAATTTTCCGTCTCTTCTTTTTATTACAATATTATTAAACAAGCTGCCAAATACTGCGACAGCCGTCTTAATAGTTTCATTGTAAAAATGTTGACCAATCATTAAATATCATCTAAATTATTAATTATCCCAGAGTAACCAAAAGCTTCAGCTGTGTAATCTTTTGTAATTACATCACCTTTATCTCTTAATGGTTCTCCTTGACTGTCATATTTTGTTTCTTTTTGTGAACGTTCTTCTAAAGCTTTATTATCTGCCCAAGTATCAAAATGATCATCACTGTCATCAGCAATATTGAGATTCTTAGATTCTGAATCTGTTAATTCTAATCCAGTCTTGGCTCGTGCGATAGGTCCTGTATCTGAATCAATAAGGTTTTTCTGAGTTCCGTCTTTATTATACTCAACAACTCTTGGATTAAATTCAAGGTCTTCTCCACTAAGTTCAAATAATCTACATCTTAATTTATATTGGTAGTTATCACCTATTTGGTAAAACGCACCATCATGATAAGTAGTTACGCGTAAAATTTCAAACACTTTAGGAATATATTGCTCTTTATTCTGAGCAGATCTACCAAAAGGAATAACAACTAGATCGCCTTCTAAAGGTCTTACTCTTTTAAAAGCTTCTGATTCTGTAGGATTGACTGCTGCTAAATCTGAATCCCAATTATCATATAATTCTTCCCATTTAGGAATAGCAATAGATAAAATAACTTCTTCCCGGAATTCAATTCCGTAAGTAGTCATTACGTCACCTTCACCTTCAAAACCAGCTGCAGCAACTAGCAATACATCTGCTTGGAAACCTCTATGAAATCTACTTTCAGGTCTTTCATTCCACACTTCATCTGTATAGGAAGAAGAACGAGGCATATACCTAACAGTAATACCGTTAATATTAATTGATTCTCTAATCAAGTTTTGAACTAATCTTTGTTCGTTAGTTGAGAAGCGAGAAGAGGCACCGAATTGGTTGATATAACCATCAATGTAAGTATTTCTAATACCTGAAGAGATGGCATAATCGTCGTTGACTTTTT